CTGGGAAATACATATCCTGAAATAACTCAGATGCAGACACGTGCTATCTTGGGTGCTGCTCTTGAACTGAAGAAAGAAGGAGTAGAGACACATCCTGAAATCATGGTTCCGTTGACCGGTATTTTATATGAATTCAAGGAACAAGAGAAGGTGATTCGTGAAGAGGCTGCCAAGTTGTTTGAAGAAGTGGGCGACAGCATTGATTTCAAAGTAGGTACTATGATTGAAATTCCTCGTGCAGCTCTGACTGCTGACCGTATTGCTTCATCTGCTGAATTCTTCTCATTCGGAACGAATGACTTGACTCAGATGACCTTCGGATATTCTCGTGACGATATCGCTTCCTTCCTTCCGGTTTATCTGGAAAAGAAGATTCTGAAAGTAGACCCGTTCCAGGTGCTCGATCAGAATGGTGTAGGTCAGTTGGTACGTATGGCTACAGAAAAGGGCCGTGCTATCCGTCCGGATTTGAAATGCGGTATCTGTGGCGAACATGGTGGTGAACCGTCTTCAGTGAAGTTCTGCCATAGAGTAGGTTTGAATTACGTTAGTTGCTCTCCGTTCCGGGTGCCTATCGCAAGATTAGCAGCGGCTCAGGCAGCAATTGAAGGATAAATAAAAACGCTGAAATAGCGTACTGTAGGGCGGTTGAAGCTGGTTAGGTGCTTCAATCGCCTTTTTGTTTTAATATGGTTATACATGATTTTTTATGAGTAATATGCTTGCTTGCGCACTAAAAAATAATATCTTTGCAAAGTGATGCGCACTAAGCGCGCACTAATAATACATGTTGCTATGGCTACATTTAAAGCGTGCGTTAAGTATAAAAGAAGTGATGGATTGTACACAGTGTATATCAAGGTTGTACATAATAGAAAAAATGGGTATATCAAAACAGATAAAATATCTGATTCACCGGATGTGAATGGTGTTTTTAAGGATGTAAACGTTAATAGATACTGTGCAAATGTAATTGCTGGGTATGCGGAAAAAATAAATAAGGTTGATTCTAAAAATTGGACTATTCAAGAGGTCATTGCTTACCTTAATTCCATTGACGAAGATGTATGTTTTAGTGAGTATGCCAAGAAGTTTACAGATGCTATGTATAATCACGGGCAGGAGAGAAATGCAAAGAACTATTATTTGGCAATAGGTAATTTGGAAAGATTCATTGGTACAAATAGAGTAATGTTTTCTCAGCTTACAAGAAAGGTTTTGGAGCAATGGATTGAATCGTTATCGAGTACGGCTAGGGCAAAAGAAATGTATCCAATATGTATAAGGCAGGTCTTTCGAAAAGCTATGCTTGATTTGAATGACGAGGATCGAGATATAATTCGAATCAAAAGTAATCCATTTCTCCGTATTAAAATCCCTGAAGCGGATATGCCGGAAAAGAAATCGGTAAGTGTGGATGTATTAAGAGCGTTCATGAAAGCAGATCTTCCTCCAACTAAAATGATGGTTCAATCTGAAGAGATTGGGCAGGATGTGGCTTCTCTCATTCTTTTTCTAGGCGGTATTAGCACTGCTGATTTATTCTGCTTGAAGGAAGAAATGTGTGATGATGATACCATCAGATATAATAGATGTAAAACAAGAAATTCCCGGCGGGATAATGCATATTGTGAGTTGCCTATTCCAGAATGTATCAGACATCTTATCAGGAAGTATAGAGCAAAGGAAGGAAGTGGATATTATTTTAACTTCTATGAGAAATATAGTACGTTGGATAGTTTTAACGCTGGCATCAATGCCGGTATATCTAGACTATGTAAATACCATAAGATGGGGAAAATGAGTTCATATACCTTCCGGCATTCGTTCGCTACTATTTGTAGAAATGAGCTAGGGTATACTGATGATGATGTTGCTTTTGCTATGAATCATTCTTCAGGGCATAGAATAACAAAAGGGTATATCCGTGAAGATTGGTATAGAACTACCCGGATGTGTGAAGCGTTGTATGAGTATATTGTAAATGGTGTTAAGATCAATAATGAGCAAGAGAAAATTTTGGAAACAGATGAACCGAAGTCTTACAGAATCGTATCTTCTTATAAATCTTTGATATATGGTACTCTCTATTTTAATAAAAGAAAGATTGGTGAAATTGCAGATGTAGGGTTTAACAACATTAAGGATGTGATGGAGAGGATGAATCAATTCCTTCCTGAGGATATCCCGGAAATGGCAAGAGTGGATGTTAAGATAGAGAATGCCGATACTGGAGAAATGAGAATTTACAATCGGATGGTAAGAGGTGGAAAAATCTGTGTAAATGACCATTAAAGTAAACGATGAAGGCAGCTTATTGGCTGCCTTTTTCATCTTCTGCTGCCAGCTTCTTAAATCTGTCTTCGAAAGAACTTTGTGCTCTCTCGGAAGTGTCTATGTTAACGCTGGACAGGGCGGGTACGACAAACTTGCTTATATCAATTAACAGTTTCAATCTCATTTCCGGTTTATCGATAGAATTAAGATCTTCTTGCATTTTCTCGATATTATCCTCCAGTAGTTTGGCGTATGCCATTCTAATCATCTGAGTAGATTTATTAATAGATCCTTTCGGGCGACCGTTCGGATTTCCCGTCTTTCCTTTTGGCTGTGGCATATTTCGTAAATGTAAACTACAATCATATACATTAGATTGCAGTAGGTTAATACTTAGAATTATCGTACAAAGTAAATCAGATACTTTCGTACAGTAATTCTAAGTATTAATCATAAATATGTATATATGTTAGGAGCAATTGTCGGAGGAGCTTTAAAGGTTGGTGGTGCTATAGCCGGTGGTATCATGGGAGCAAAATCGGCACGTAAACAGGCACGCATGATTGCGGATGAGAAAAATAAGAACCAGGCGTGGTTTGACAGGAGATATAACGAAGATAGTACCCAACGTGCGGAGGCTCAGGCCGCTATAACGAAGATGCGTGAGGCGATGAAGGATCGTACTGCCGCTGCTGCCGGAACGTCTGCCGTAATGGGAGGAACTGAAGAGAGCATGGCTATCGAAAAAGAAGCGCAGAATAAAGCTCTTGCTGAAACTATGAGTAATATAGCAATTAATGGAGAAGCTAGGAAGGATGCTATTGAAGCACAGTACCAAGCTCGGGATGCTCAATTGTTCGATGCTCAATTGGGTAACGAACAGCAGAAAGCTAATAATATTGCTGGTGCTATTGGTGGAATGTCTTCTGCCGGTTCTGGAATAATGAATGGAATATTACCAAACAAATAATTATGGGACCGATACAATCTATGATATTGGGTGAACCTGATAAGGATAAATCAATTGCAGCTCCTCCAGAAGCACAACCTGTGGTTAAACCATCCGTTGATCATGTGCCTAATAAACAGGAAACAATTGAACATTCATCTAATGTGGCTTCATTACAAGGTCATGAGCAGGGTGGTGTGGAACAAGTAGCTCCAAAACCTGAGATGGAGCATCCGACTAAACAATATAATAGCCTTGGAGATGTGACGGATGCTATGTATAAAAGCCGTATGCCTACCGAAGAAGAGTTGGCGAAAGAAAGGAAGCGTGAGAAGTCAAGACAGATTATATCTGCTATTGCCGATGGCGTTTCTGCTATTTCCAATTTGTATTTCACCGGAAAGGGGGCGAAGAATGTGGAGCAGACATCTATGAGTGCTGCGAATACTAAACGTTATCAAGAAATACTTGATAGACGCAGGAAGATGCAAGAAAAGTGGGATGACGCTAGACTGACGGCTTATGATAGGGACCGCGGTTTCAATTATCAGAAAGATCGGGATGATGTAAATTGGAAGAGGTCGGGAGAATGGCATAAGGAGCAAGTAACGACAGATAATGAGCGTTATAAAGATGCTAAGGAAAGGAATAAGGCACGTGATGAGTTCAATATGGCTGATAGTGATCGAAATTACGAATTACGTAAAGATGCACAAAATAATGCTACTTCTCTTGAATGGGCTAACCATGAATTGCGTAAGAAAGCTCAGGAAGATGCGACTAAAATACAAGAAGAACGTATTAAAGCAATGGGGGGAAAAATATCAAGGGGAAAGCGTATAGGATTTTCTGATGGTTCAGGGAATGATGTTGGTATCTATGAGAATGTATGGAAGGGGTCAATGCAGCAGGTATTCGATGTTTTATCTAAAGATTTTAGACCTGATAAAATATCAGAATCGATGTGGAAAAGAAAGGTTTCTGAAATGACTTCACGGGAAAAAGAGGATTTTGTGAAGCAGAATTGGACAAAGAGTCCGCGCGCTTCAGCAATAATGAAAGCTCTAAGTGAGATTGATCCAGTAGAAATAAAGGTTGATAATACAGAAGAAGACCCATATGCTAAATATGAGTCTAATGATGATCCTTATGCCAAATATGCGGAATAAAATAAAAATATGAAACTATGCCAATATATCAAAGAAACGGTAAAACGTATAATATACCTGACAACGAAGTAGAGGGATTTGAAAAGACTTATCCTGACGCTACGCAAAAATATGTTGCTAATGGGCGAAATTACAATATACCAGTGTCGGAGAGAAGTGGATTTCTTTTTGCTTACAAGGATGCTACTCCTTTTGATAAAGCACCAAGTGAAACTTCTGAAGTCAAGTCTGATCCTCCTGTTTCTGTTGATTCTTCTCACGTTCAACAGATGGATAGCGTAAGAGACTTTAAACCGATTATTCAAGAGAAACCAGATACAGACTTTTATTTAAAGGAGGTGATGGATGGTCCGACGGATAGTGAGCGAAGGGAGCAGGAAAAGAAGCGGATTGAAGAACAGATTGCTCAACAGAAACTAGCTACTGATAAAGGACTGAAAAAAGCGTATCAGGAGCATTCAAAAAAGGAAAAGGAGGAAGATGATCAAAAAGGTTGGTTTCGAAAGATTGTAGAGGGCGTTTCTGAGGCTGGTAGAGATGTTCATCGTGGATTCCCTTTATCTCCCATACATACGGATGAAAAGATAAAGAATTTGCATTCTGCCTCTGAATCTGTTAGTCAGGCCGAAGAACTAATGAATGAGGCAAAGCATAAAGATGAAACGGGAATAATCGCTGGTGTTAGCGGGTTTGGACGTGGATTTTGGAATAAGTTGTCGAAGTTGAGTACGTGGGATATGGGAATGCTTGATATGTCGAAGTCTACTTCGATATTGAATGCTGTGCATAAGTATAACGAGAATCAGCCTCTAACAAATGAGGAAGAGACTCTTCTTGATGCCGTGGCACTGGAAGCTGCAGCTAACGGAGAGTTTTCCAGAGACTTGGGGAGAGGGTATAAAGCGGGATCAACTACGGCTGAATCTTTACCTTTTATGGCTGAATTTATGGTTAATCCTGCTACGGGTACTGGACAATCGGTGGGTAAGGCAGCGGCTAAAAGGATTATATCTGATTTCGGTAAAGAGGCGGCTAAAAGTACGATTGGGAGGATTGCGCGTAATTCGGCACGTGTGGCTGGGGATATTGCCGGTGCCGGGATAATGACTGGGACGACTGGAGCGATGAGGACTGTTGCGGATGCTGTTGATAGAACGATTGGCGAGGTGAAACCTGTTGTTGACAGTGATGGATATTACCGTTTTGAGGGGACTGAAGGAGGAGATGATCCGCTGGAAGCATTGGTAAAGGCATACGGAGCTAGTACGATTGAGAATTTTTCTGAAATGTTTGGTGATTATCTTGCTCCTATTGGTAGTTTCATCGGAAGTAACGTGGGGAAGGGAATGAGTAAGATCGGTTTGGGAAAGGTCAATAAGATAATTGGAGATATAAAATCAAGTGATATCGCAAGAGCTATTAATAACTTTCAGACTAAAACGAAATGGAACGGAACGATTGGAGAGTACTTGGAGGAACAGGCAGGAATGGCGATGAATGCGTTAACAGTCGGAGATAATGAGTTATCTGATATGATTGATCCTGACACTCAGATAGATACATTCCTCGGCGTTTCTGCGCTTGGTGGTTTCTTTTCCAGTATAAAGACATTCGGATACGCGATAGAAAAACATAATGCTAAAAAGAAACTGAATGAAGCTGATCATTTTGCTGCAGGCCCGGATGCTGTAGGTGCCAAGGATTGGATGGATCTTAAAGGGCAAATTGATCAGGCGGATGATTCAGAATTGATTTCAATTCTTTCAGGGGTGATGTCTGATACAAATATAAGTGATGAAGGTAAGCAGGCGGCTTTGGTTTATGCTGGGAGACTGAAGGCCTATCATGGAGCTAGTTTGGCTGACTTGAAGAGAAAGGTAGAGGATGATACTCCTGATGAGTTGGTTCAGTCTCAGATGAATTTTGATGAAGGCTATAAATTAGCTGAGGCGGATAAGGAAGAAAAAAGAAAGGCTCTCAAAGAACTCAATAATGTTGAATCAAAACTTGACGATGAGTTTTTATCTGCTGACGATGATGGTCGATATGAATTATTGAGACAGCGTGCAGACGCTGGAGAAAATGTGTCGAATGAGTTAGTTTATATCAATGCGGAGTCGAGGTTTAACGGAATGATTACAGGTATTCGTGATGCGATAGATGAGAAGGTTGCTACATCTAACCAATATATCACGAATCTTACTCATCAAGATGGAAATGTCTATGACGTGACTCTTACCGTAGATGAGAAGAAGCATGTGTTCCCTATTAACGGGAAGATCGTTGTTGATGAGAATGGGATAGTGGATAGGAAGAGATCTGATAGCCGTTTTGTTGTCCGCGATGATACAGGAAAGATTGAGATGCGTTCTGTTGATGATTTGTATAGATTGGAATCGTCTAACAATGCTGATGCATTGAAAGATATTACTGCACAAAGTATACGTGAACAAGAATCGGCAAGGTATGCTGAAGAGATCGAAACTCCTGGAGCGGAGGAGAAAGCGGAGGAGGTTGCATCTATTCAACCTGGGGATGTTGTTTCTCTTGATATGCAAGGTATCAAGGCTACTGCCACTGTACAATCAAAAAGTGATGGCTCTACTATATTGCAATTTGATGAGCCTATTGAATATAATGGGAAAAAGTCACAAATCATCGAACTGTCTGATGAACAAGTGCAATCTATCATTATTCCTGATGATACAAATTCTGATGCTTTGGCAGGAGACGACGTTGTAAATGATGAGATAGTGCCGGATGAACAAAGCAATGTGTTAGATAATGAGGGAAAACAACCTGCCGAAGAAATAGATGTTGTTCCTATTGAGGAAACTGCTATTGAAGGTATTCCTGCTCAGGAACAGGTGGTTGATCCTGCCGCTACAGAAACGGAATCTGCTGAAGAGAATCAGGTGGTATCTATCCCGGTTGATAAGAAAGGGAATAAGGTTTATCATAAAGTTCCTGTGGAAGTATCCTTGGGAGATATGCGTGCTTATGGTCTTGATAATGCGGAAACGGATGAGTTTGTGAACTCACAGAAGGTTGAGGCCGCTAAAAGGGTTGAGAAGCTTCAAAAGGGAAAACCGAAAGTGGGTACTAATCTTGAGAAGTACCAAATGGATAAGAAAGCATGGACCGATGAGATGGCGGATGCACAAGCACAGAATGACTATTGGAATGAAATGGAAGCTCAGATACAAGCTACCCGTGAACAGCCGGGAGATGTGGCAGCTGAGGGAATAAAATCTATGGGAGAACCTTTGAATGGTGGAGAATTGGCAGCTGTAATGCTTGGTAACGGGAAACTTCCTCTTTTATATGGTGATTATAAGCGTGAAACTGGTTTTAGTAATACAGATGCCCGTGGTATGTTTGGGATGTTTGCTTCCAAAGAAAATGGTGGTATGACTATTGAGCAAGCTGGAGAACAATTGATGCTTGCGGACTTGGAGAATGGTACTAACTTCTTTGATCAGAATGATCCGAATGCTGGACGTAATGCAATCATTGAGGTGTTGTCATCTGCTCGTACCAAGGGGGATTTAGTCAACTACATCAATAAAGGACGGGAGGCTATGGCTGAACGCGAACGCCAAGCGGAATACGAAGCGTATGAGCGTTGGTGTGATGAGTCTTTCCACATGTCACCCGAGGATTACGAGACATATGAAGAACAGATTATTCCTTCTGTTGGGGAACGTTATAAAGACTTTGATGCAGATGAATTTTATGGTAGATTTGTAGAAGAATTAAATAAAGAAGATAATGACACCGAAAGAAAAAACAGAGGAACTGCTGAAAGCGATGCAGTTCTGCAAGGAGAAGAAGTTGCTTCGTCCGGGCGAACTGGAACAGGCGAAGACGAAAGAGGAGATGTACAAGCTGGCTTGCAAGGCAGTATTGAGGATGGAACTACATCAGAAAACATATCCGGAAGAGACGTAGAAGAAGAGAAAACAATATTTGCGACTCCTGAACACGTAGAAGGTGAATCTATTTTTGAATATGCTGAACGTGTGAATGACGCACATATTTTGCATGAAGAAGAACAAAAGGTAGATACTAATCCTACGGAAGCACAGAAGGAAGCCGGAAATTACAAGAAGGGTCATATAAAGGTTGATGGATTCGATATTACTATTGAAAATCCAAAAGGTAGTGAGCGCAGCGGCTTAGATGCTGCCGGCAAGTCATGGAGCGTCAAGATGAATAACACTTATGGCTATATTCGGGGTACTGAAGGTGTGGATGGTGATCATATTGATATATTCCTCGGAGATACAGGTGATGGGGTGTATGTTGTGGACCAGGTTAAAGATGATGGTTCTTTCGACGAGCATAAGGTTATGTATGGATTCGACTCTATGGATGAGGCGAAAGAAGCGTATCTTTCCAATTATTCTCCAGGATGGAAAGGCCTTGGAAATATCACAGGCGTATCTAAGGAGATATTCGAAAAGTGGGTTAATTCTTCCCGTCGTAAAACGAAACCGTTTGCAGAGTATAAGAGTGTGAAGCCTGTCAATGTGGAAAAGGATGCGGGGCATATGAAAGCTCCGAATGGGAGACCTTCAAGGCTGGATGAAAGGCAATGGATTCAAGTAAGATCAGAGGCTTTTAAGGATTGGTTTGGTGACTGGGAACATGATCCGGAGAATGCTTCAAAAGTTTTGGATGAGAATGGGGAACCTTTGGTGGTTTATCATGGTACATCTACC